ACAAGTACGTCCTGCCGCGTATGCAGGAATTCCCGATATTCAAAATGGTCCAGTTGTTCCAATACTTATAAATTTAGCTATAGGTCTTGCCCTCACAGCTATCAGCATTCTGCTGGCACCAAAGGCACCAGCACTGGAATCACCCGCCAAGATCAGAGGCAAAAAGTTAGCTGATCAAATCGGTCCAACTCGCTTTAACCAGACCACCAGCTTCGATAACGTCAGCAGCCTCGCCGAGTACGGGCAGCCGATTCCAATCCCTTTCGGCAAGCGCGGCACGGGCGCTGATGGCGCGCTAACTGGCGGCTTGATTCTTGCACCAGCGCTGGTGTGGAGCAGAGTATATTCTTACGGCAATTATCAAGCTTTTGAAGGTCTATACGTCGCAGGACAATACGGAATTACAGCTCCTGGCATGGGCGGTGTACGCCTTGGTACTTTTGCGCTCGCCACATTAGGTGATCGAGAATTTGCGCTGTTTTGGTCATCCACTGAAGGCTCAAACTTTCCAACAGCCTTAATTGGTGGCGACGAAATCAACGGAACATCTGGCCGCCAAGTATTTACTGCCCCTGGCGCAAACGGCCAATACGAGCGCTCGGCATCAATGGCATATAGCCCGAGCACTCAGTACCAGTTTGGAACGGCAACCCCAATCCACAACGGCACAGCTTACCGCTTTAACTGGGAAATTATTAGCGCACCGTTTAGCTCGACAAAAGGTGAAGATGCTGAGGACGTTCGGTACGAGATAAGAGCAAAACGACGCAAAATTGCAGGCGCAGACGCAGACGTATTGCATGATCCCGCAAGTCCAAGCGTTGGAATGCCCGGAGTAGGCAGAGCTTATTCGCGGCGCATGGGCTTTGTTGCGATCAAAAAAGCAAACACCTCTTCATTTACAGAGTTCAACGATAGAACAGTCGTTGATATTGAAATTGGAGACGTGGCCGCCTTTGAGATTTATAAAAAAGGCTGGGGCGAATTCCAAGGGGAAGACTTCCAATACAACGGTAAACGTGTTAGAAGCGTAAATCTTAAAGACTTGAGCAACAGCGCTAGAAGCTGGCGGTTGCGCGCAGAAGATCTACTTACAAAAGGAACACGCTGGATTATCGGATCCTCTATTTGGGTGGTAGTAGATAAAGCCGACGTTGCCGACGATATAAAGCATATTTACTTCCAGTGTGTCTCTATTGTGGGTGTGCCCACGCTAGGCGTCGCTGGCTATAGCACAATTCGTGAACCTCTTGGCGGTTATAACGGTTTAGAGTACAACGAGAAAAAACACTGCGGCGCGGCTTTCTGGAACATATGCCGGCTTTACATGGCGAATATACGCCCTGTGCGACGCGACTCTATTGCCATTGAATTCGGAATTAAATCCCAGGTTTGGAACCGAGCATCTGGATTGTGTAATTTTAATGCGTTACCTACCCCGGACGACCTGTATAAATTTGACGAAAAAGATATTACTCTTACAACACCCAAAATGGATAAGTACTTTGACCGAGCCTCGTGCTTTTCGGTCATGGTGCGCCCCGTATCTAAATACGGCGAAGCTGAAGTTGCGTGGCAACGCATCCCTGAATTGTTCTGTGTAATCGGACGAGCACCGATTGACCAGTACAACTACCTTCGGATCAAACCAAGAATTGCAGGGTATTACGAATACCGAATTATCCCCCGCACAGGCACAGATATTGCGCAGAACAGTATTGATACCAATACGGCTATTCGCCTTTTCTCCGAGGGCGGCGAGCCATTCGGCCGAGATTATCCGACGCCATACGGGGATTTCCGCATAACCACAACAGGGGAAGAGATAGCTATTGCCGATATAAAAGCCAATGATGAAATGTTTACGGATCCAAGCGACGAGGTGCCATACCAGTCTTCCGATTACACAAAAACAGGACCTACATCCGTAAGCCAAAACGACTCGTCAACTACTCCGGCAGGCGGTCAATTTCCGCTTAACGCGTGGAGCACACACTACTTAGGACGAGCCTGGAGCAGCGAAAATCAAGGCACTACAAAAAGCTTCAAAATTAAAATGGTAAAGACAAATGATCCAAATAAAACACTTTCGTTAACTGTAACTGCCACATCAGTTAAAGCGACCCTTGGCGTAGACGTAGGCCAGACATACGTCAACCTCACAGGATCAAAGTATAAGTGGTCAAACTTTGTTTACACTGTCACTAATTTTACAGGTGGTTGGCAGGTAAACGACACTATTAAAGACGCTCCTTCCGTAGATAATGTTTTCTTTACAGGAATCGTAAACGTGCAGTTCATGTGCACGGGCTTGGGTACGACACTAATTCCTGCTAATAAAATTTCGCGTGCTGAACGAGTATTTGAACGCAACTCACAAGTGGCGGACTGTAGCCATTTCCAAGAATTACAGAAATCAAACGAAAACGGCCCCGAGCACGAGATCGTCTACGTAAACGAGTTCATTGAAAACGAAGAAGCACCGAGTTACGTCAACATGTCAACCATCGGGCTCTCCGTCAAGTCCAGCGGCCAAATCAATTCTGTCGACCAACTACGGATGTGGTCCCCGACCGGAATAAACGTTACACGTCTAATTGAAGGTGATAACGCACCGAGCAATCTGTTCGCCGATCTTGTCTACTATTTGCTGACAAACACCAGTCAAGGTCTCGGCAACATCGTTCCATCCGAGCTAATCGATATTGATTCTCTGCGTATTGCAGCGCAATTCCAACGCACAAACAAGATCTTTTACGACGGCGTACTCGAAGACAACGAAAGCTTCCGTTCGTTCCTGTACGACAACGCTGCTCTGCAACTCTGTAATTTCACTATCAAAAACGGCCGCTTTGGTATGATGCCAGCGCTTCCTTACGACAGCAACTACGCAATTAGCACAGCGCCGATCGTGGTCGAGCAGATTTTCACGGCCGGCAACATCATCCAAGACAGCCTGCAAGTCCAATACATCGAAGCCTCCCAACGCTCCAACTTCCGCGCCTTGGTCAGCTGGCGCGTCACCATCGAGAACGATCTACCCACACAGGCATCAGCGCTGGTGGACTGGGCTGACATCCCAGAGAGCAGCCGCGCCACTACACAGCAGGCGTTCGACCTTACCGACTTCTGCACCAACCGCGCCCAAGCTTTGCTGACCGCTCGATTCCTACTAAGCATCCGCCGCCGCGTCACCCACACAGTCAGCTTCAAAACGGTACCCGACGCACTCGGAATTCAGCCAGGCTCTTACATCCGCGTCATTACCGAAGCCACCACCTATAGCGCTACCAACAATGGCGGCATCACAGATGCTGGAACACTCGTCAGCATCAGCAGCATCGCCAACGGCAACTACGACGCCTTGATTTATAACCCGCAAACAGGGGACGTAACCGAGCGACGCATCACCATCAGCAACAACACAATCACAGATTCAACGCTGTACGGTTGCTTGTTTACCTTGCTAAGCGTTGAAGTAGGAATGGGCGTTTACCAAGTGGAGCAGCTGACGTTAGATGAGGACGGATTGGTCAGCATCAGCGCTGTCCATGTTCCGACCGACAGCACTGGCGCTAGCATTGTGGCAAAGGACGTGCTAAACGAAGCCGCTTTCCGCACGCTTGAGTGATGACGTTCCCTGCGCTAGCCCCCACAAGCCGTGACTTCAGTCCAGGTGACTGGCCGACCAAGCGGTTTAACTCACAATCTGGTGCAGAAGTGCGGATTTTATACGGCAGTCAGCGCACCAACGCAAAAATTAGCTTAAGTTACGACAACATTACCGATGCAAATGCACAACTATTTTTAGAAGATTACGATGCACAGTTAGGCACCTTGCGTACTTTTACGCTGCCGTCCGCCGCCTTCTCCGGTTGGGCTGGCACCGATAACAAGTTGGATGCACCGCCCGGTACAAAATGGCGTTACGAGGCCGAACCTTCTGTCAAAGCAGTACGTCCTGGTCGCAGTAGCGTTACAGTAAGGCTGGTGGCGGTGGTGTAATGTCGCAAGTATACTCAGGCAAAGATGGCTACCTCCTAATCAACGGTGTAGAACAGTTAAAAGTAACAAAATGGATGCTAAATGGATCTCTAGAAATGCTAGAGACAACAACACTGGAGCAGTATCAAAAAACTTTTGTTCCCGGTGTCCAAGAATTTAGCGGAACCGCATCTCTACTTTATTATACTGACGAATCTGGTCGCAACGACGCTGCGACCGCATTGCGAAAAGTTTTACGCGTAGACGGCGTAAAAGATGGTGATATTGTTGTACTGACTTTACGCCTTAGCGGTACCGATAGTCTTGCGCACGATATTTCTATAGCTGCTTACGTAACAGGTGTTACGTTTAACGCCTCAGTAGGCGAAGTGAGCGCAGCGGATATTGTTTTTCAAGGTAGCGGAGCTTTGTACGAAGCTGCTTTATTAAGCACTTTTGCCGGCGAAAGCACACCGACCATCGTCCCACAAAACAACAATTTTATAGACACCTTAAAACTGGCCGTATCCAAGCTACAGCAGGGTTCTCCACGGCAAGTCCTTCAAACAAATAACACTGGGACTAGCGCCGAGTGGAGCAGCAATCTCAGCTTAAATAATTTGCAGGCCGATGGAAGTGTGACACTGAGTGCTTCAACCACCATCGGAGGCAACGCACCGATTACCTCGGTCAGTGTTATAAACGGCAGTTCTGTCGCGGTAAGCCCATTTCGCAAACTTAGTGATTATAGTGGTGATGTTGTTAATGTAAAAGACTACGGAGCGGTAGGTAATGGAATTGTAGATGATACCTCAGCGATTCAAGCAGCATTAAACCGCGTCAATACATTGGGTGGTGGCGTCGTTTATTTTCCCCCTGGCCGATACAGAAAAGCAGATACAAGCCCTACATTGCTTATGTATTCAAATACAACCCTAAGGGGCGATGGCGACTGTTCTGTAATTGTCCACGATGATCTTCCTACCAATCCAAGGAAAGATTTGCTAGTAGCCGATAATACGCAAAATATAGCGTTTGTAAATTTTAAGATAGAAGGAACTGTATACGCACACACAGTTGAAACCAACCAAAGCCAAACACTAACAGGATTTAATGTTGTAAACCTAAGGATGCTTGGCGTTACCATACAAGGCGTTCGTTTTATGGCCACTGCTTTTACTTATGCCCGTGATGTAATCGTCCAAGAATGTCGGTTTGTTGACGTATTAAGGGACGGAGCGCGCTTTACCGCTTCATCTAATGTATCGATTGTTGGTAACGTATTTTACCGTGTTGCTGACGATGCAATCGCACTGCATTCGATTGATCCAGACACAAATTTCCCTGTGCCTGCTGGCTTTACAAGCTGGGACAATGTGCCTCCCTCTAGCGGAATCACAATCTCAGGAAATACTTTTGAAGCCTGCCAAGGCATAAAAATTTTAGGCGCAAAAACTGCTTTGATTACGAATAATGTTATGCGCCGTATGCTACGACTACCTATTGTTATCGATAACACGATTAATCTACCTGAAGGTAATACACCGATTTTCTGCGTGCAAATAGTGAACAATATAATTACAGATACGTTTTACAATTTTAATGCTCCTACAGACACGGGAGGTTATGCTATTAAAATTAAAATTCGAGACAGATCTGCAGGCGCGCTTTCTTCGCAACCCGGTTACTCGTCTGATGTTTCTCCGTATAACTGGGTAAACAACATTGACGCCGCAGGCAAAGTAAACGTTGGTTCTTGGGGGATTACTGTCGCTCAAAACACTATTGCAACGACTCTGCCCGTTACAGGTGTGTCTACATATTCCGATTATGGTTATGGAAATTTGCTGGATCGACAAGGCGGATCTTTAGGACCAGGGTTTTACAACCCCTCAATAACAAGTACATTTTTTGCTGTAGACGGTATTTACTTTGAAGGCCCGGTTAGGGGGTTAGTTATTGAATCAAACATGTTGTCTGGTGGTGGAATAAATACGTCTGCCATAGTAATTAAAGGCTACGCAAGCTCAAACGGGTTGGACAGAGCTTCAGCAGTTGTACGTAACAACACAGTCACAGACTGGCCTGGTACCGGCATTGAGTTAAATTCAGCAAATAGTGCTTCGCACTATGTTGTTCTGGGAAATTGGTTAGATCTGGATCCACTGTTCCGCCATCCCAGCCATGCCTCTACAAATAAATGGACATCTAGTAGCGTTGTTTATGGGATAAATGTTGTTTCGGGTATTTGTGGAGTAGCTGCTTACAACACAGTGCAACACATGTCTGATATTGTTACAGATGCTGGTGCTTTTTCTTGGCATAATAACTACGCGATTTATGATCCGAATGGTACTGATGGATTAGGGGATGAACCTGATTGTCGGGGCATTCGCAAAATTCTTAGGCAAGTCGCATTTAACGCAATTATTTACGATGGAAACCCTTCAAGCGCTGCTTTCAAAGAAATTATTACTGTGCCGGATATCGCAGCGATTAGCATTCCCACATCGGGTACCTATGTTAAAGGGCATGTAGTTAAAAATGTTGCTGGAACAGTGGTAAATCCTGGAGCGGGACAAGAATACTACGTTATAGGGTGGCAAAGAATTACGACCGGTTCCGGACATGTGCTCAATACGGACTGGAAGGAGCTACGCTGTTTGACAGGGGCATAGAGGCTATGGCAAAAGTTTTCACGGGCCGCGAAGGCCGTCTTCTGATAAATGGTGTAGACCAAATTAAAGTTACATCGTGGGCTTTGACAGGCTCTGTGGATGTACTGGAAACCACAGGCTTAGGAGAATCACAAAGATCGTATACGCCTAATCTGCAAGAGTTTAGTGGTACTGCCACCTTACTTTATTACAGAGATGAAGCGGGACGCAATGATGCGGCTACAGCACTTCGCAAGGTTTTGAAAACAGAAGGCGTAACAGAGGCAGATGTCGTTACACTAAACTTTCGGTTAGTTAACGGAAACACAAATAGCGACGTGACGTTTAACGCTTATATCACAAGCGTGTCGTACGGAGCCAGTGTCGGCGAAGTTAGCTCAGCGCAAATAACTTTTCAGGCAACCGGCGCGCTAACTGGGGTGACGCTGTAATGGGAATTTATCTTGGCAACATCGGCAACATTGAGTTAACCCGCAAATCACTCGAAGGTTTTAAGGAGTCGGTTGTAAACCCTTCTGATGTCAACGCTAACCGCCATCGTTTCAGTTTTGATTTCAGCGAAGGCTTTTTGATCAGCGGCGACCTTGTTGCGATTAGCACAACCGATGGTACCGACCTCGACTTTGTGTCTCCTAGCGGCTGGAGTGACGGAACTGTCCACGAGAGCGGAAAGTGGTACGTTTTTGTGGATGAGCTTGGTGCCATCCGCCTATACGACAACTTCAACGACAGTCTCGAAGGCAGCACCGCCGGCCTTGTTGAGTTAGCGGATATCAATCGAGATATTCCAATCAAGGTAGAAATTGAAGACTTAGCAGGCAGACTGCTGGCATCAATTAACGATTACGAACTCAACACAAGCCGCGAAACTGTCGATATTACGACACTTTCAGACGAGCATAGGCAGCAGTACAGCAGCCTTATCAGCGGTAGCGGACGGCTTACCGCGCAGTGGGATTACGTCAACGAAGTAAATCAAGAACCAGTGCATTACTTGATGCAGCTAGTCGTGCGCACTGAAGTTGGCTCTGCATTCCACGCTAAATTTTTCATCAAAACCCTAGGCGCCACGGCAAAAGGAGGTTCGTTTGCTGATTCACAGATCAACGATCAAGTGTGGTGGGAATTTGACGCAATCGTTACCAGTAGCGCTACAAGTTTTGCCCCCGGCGACATAGTGGTTTCGACCATTGATTTTGTAGCCACTGGCCCAATTCGTTTACGCGCCAATACGACACCACGCCGTAGGTTGCTTCAAGAGACCGGTGACCCTATTGTGCTTGAACAAGGCGGAGGTTCCCTGCTCTTGGAAGACAGCGATGTCTAAACTAGGTACACCGGAACGAGAGGCTAGCTGTGTCTGACCTGAAGATCAGCGAACTACCGCAGCTTGCTGGCACTAATCTTGCTGCCAACGACCTGCTGGCGGTCGCTGATACCAGCGCCAGCGAGACACGCAGCATCACAATCTCGGCTGGTATCGGCAAAGCCGTCACGCTGATCGCAGACGGCACAATACCGAGCGCGAAAATTCTGTTCGCTGCTGGCTCAGTCCCAGGCAGCGCACTTCAAGGCGAAACCGTCAATACCTCGCAACTGACCAACGATGCAGTAACCGCCGCAAAGCTAGGCAACAATTCTGTTACGCGGCTTGTCAGCGAACTTCCAGGAACTGGAGACTTCACCGGGCAGTTTGCTTTAGACGCCGACGATCTCAAGCTTTACTGCTGGAACGGATCGACTTGGCAAGCAATCAAAGCTGGCGGTTCCGTCAACACGGTAATCGGTGGTAGCGCAGGCGTCGTTAACGTCACTGCTACACAAAGCGGCGACAGCGTTACCCTCAACACCACCCTTGATGACACCAGCGCTGCCAGCCAGTTTTTGGCTGGACCTGCATCCGGCGCTGGCGC